GCATGAGTTACCGATTGACGAAACATCACTTATCTGGTTCCAGAATGAACCGACATTCACGGATGTTAACGAATTGCTCCCAGCAAACTCCCTGTATCCTGCCGATGACCTGATTCCTACCGGAAAACTGGTAGATACGGCATCTGCGAACTTCTCCGTATCAAGAGTACTTCCAAGCAAACGATTTGTTCGCTACGCATTGAAAGGACTTGATAGATAATGTCACAACCGATTCGTGTCAATCTGAATAAGAATTCCTTATTCCCGTGTGCTGAAAGGCTGGAACGGTATCAGGACGAACTTCAGGTCAAAATGAATGGATTCATGCATGAATTATTGGATATCGGAGAAAAGACAATCGACAGGAACCGTGGAGTATTCGGTTCTCATCTACGCATCAAATCGTGGGTAACGATATTCAAGAGCGGAGTCAGAATGAGGGGCAATATAGTCCTGAGTGAGAAAGGGACCATCCCGGTTACATGGAGAATCAGTAAGACGAATCCGAAACTCATTAGAAGAGTCAGGATCTCTCCATTGATGATGACCGAGTATGGTTCCGGTAACTTTGCGGTAGAGGGCCATCAGGGTACATTCTCTATTTATGGCCACGGCAATCAACCGTCCTGGACATGGCTTGATATGAATGGTGAAGAGCATGAGTCGAGTGGTTTTGTTCCGCAGAGACCAATGCATAAGGCTTCCCTGGCAATGAGGGCAAATGTCCAGCGAGTAGCAAGGAGACATTTTTAATGGCAAGTGAATTCTGGTGGGATGAGATTGATTCTTATCTCTACACATATTTAAATGCAAAATTACGGTCTGCCTTGCTGACGGACTTCCCAAAACTCTACGTTACTGTTTCGCCAATGACGGATGCAGTTGCGAGGTTTCCAACGGTGTATATTCACTCACTGGAATCCTTAGAACAGGGTGAGGACCTGAAAAACACAGAGATCCACGCAATCCTGAAGTCGATACAGGTAGATGTTTTAAGTAACTCTTCACTGGCAGATTCAAAGAAAGTTATGAGAGAAGTTATATCTCTCATGAAAGCAAAAAGATTTTATATCGAGGGATTTCCAATCTACACGGCTGAGAACAATGTATACACGGGCATATGTCGGTTCCAGAGAATGATTGGAGCAAGTGATTCCGAGATAGTTCCACAATAACAGAAAGGAATGAACAGATATGGCAATCAGCGGATTATCAACACTGGGTGTTATTCTTGCATATGGTGCTTATACAGATAATGATACCCTTCCGAGTTCCGTTACCGAACTTGGCAGAATTAATGCGATTGGCGAGATCAACCTCGACCAGGAGTCCATCGACTCTTCCGCATTAACTGACACAGTTACACAGTATGTGCCGGGTAGATCCGATACAGGTGGAACCTGGTCCGTAACGGTTAACGTGACAAGCGAGACCATCAGTGCTTGGAAGACCCTTCAGGGAACTACTAAGTGGTTTGAGGTTATTCATCCGAGCATTACAGAAGGATGGTTTGTAGTAGCTTCTGTTCCGGCTAAACTTCCTCTGTCTGAGATTGGACAGAATGAGTTAATGACTATGGAAATCAGCCTGGTTCTTAACTACTATCATGGTTTAGACACAAAGGTAGCACCTACAACCTAGTATTTATTTAACTTATAAGGGGTGGTCTCCGGACCACCCCTTCCCTTGTATTTAAGGGTTTAAAGGGAAGGAGAATATATGCATAGTTTTACGATTAATGGAAAAGAATATAAAACAGTTCCTTTTGATTTCAATGTAATTTGCGACCTGGAAGACTTAGGTGTTCCGATTGAGAAGGCTGGAGACAAGCCAATCAGTATGCTCCGTGCTTACTTTGCTATCTGCGGAAAGATGTCCGTTGAAGAAGCTGGAGCAGAGATTTCCAGGCATATTCAGGGTGGTGGAGACATGGACACACTGTCCGATGCAATGTCTGCGGAGATTGATGAATCTGATTTTTTTCGCACTCTCAGCCAGGGAGCGTAGAAGAGGGGTCGCAAGGGCAAGAAGAAAGAAAAACAAGAAGCGACTACAGGTCATACCGTGAGTATTATCGGAATGAGTGGTTGCCAGATGCTTTACTCATTGGAGTATCTGAGGAATTGTTTTGGACATTAAATCCCAATAGATTAAGGCCCTACGTTTTGGCAAGTGAGAAGAAGGAAAAGAAACGTGTGCAAGACATGGATTTCTTCTGTTGGTTAGCCGGAAGATACAACCATGAAGCATTCTCTGTCACGATTGCAAATTCGTTTGGAAAGAAGAAGGATGCGAAATATCCCGATACTCCATATAGCGTAGATACGGCAAAAGAAAACGAGGACCGTTATGCAAACATGACCGAAGAGGAACGTGTGGCAGCCGTAAAGGAAATCTTTTCAAAACTTACTTCCGTAGAGTCGAGAATAAAGGTGGGTGGTGAGTAGATGGCAACCGGGGTTGTCGATAGATTAAAAATTGAAGTCACGGCATCAGTGAAGAACGTAGTTACCGAAATGAGCAAGGCATCAAAAGCCGTAAAAGGCTTACAGTTTTCATTTGGTAACTTCAAAGTCCAAGTCTTCAAGGCAGCTATTAAGGCAATTAAAAATGAACTGAAGCTGATGGTAACCGGCCTTAAAGCACTCGCTGGTGCAGTTGTAAAACTTACCCCAAAGATTGCTTCTGTATCCAAGGGAATGCTTGGCCTTAACAATGCGATTGGCCTGACAAAGAAGTCTTCTGACTCCGTGATCACCAAGTTTGCTACATTGGCTTCCAGGATTGGACTTTTGTATGCTTCCTTATTCCCGTTGATACGTTTATTTGGTGGGTTTAAAAAACTCACAGACCTTGCTTCTCAGGTAGTTGAGGTACAGAACGTAGTAGATGTATCTTTTGGGCAGATGAAGGGCAAGGTTGAGGATTTCACAAAGACATCCATCAAGCAGTTTGGTCTTTCCGAGTTATCTGCTAAAAAGTACGCTTCTCAGTTCCAGGCAATGGGAAATTCAATGGGAATCACTGGAAAGCAGGTAGAGAGTGCTACCAAATTCCTACAGAAATTCAAAACTCCAACGGGGATGACTGCCGGATACGATAAAGCATCGAAATCGATGGCAGACATGAGTATCAACCTCACGAAGCTGACGGCAGATATGGCCAGTTTTTACAATGTTGACCAGCAAAAAATTGCCACTGCATTACAGAGTGGTGTCATGGCTGGCAACACCAGGCCCTTGAGACAGTACGGCCTTGACCTTTCAATTGCCACGTTAGAGGAGTGGGCACACAAACAAGGTATCGATGCCAAAGTTAAGTCCATGACACAGGCCGAGAAGACCATGCTGAGATATCAGTATGTCATGGCAAATGCAGCCAGTGCCCAGGGAGACTTCGCCCGTACATCCGGTAGATTATGTGCCGCATAACACGGCAACGTGTTAATGAAAACTGGGCAAAAACGGTAGAAGCTAAGTTGACTTAGTGCGAACATCGTGATATAATGTGTTTGAGGTGATTTAATGCGAACATATTATATTTACGTTTCTACAAACACTAAAAATAACAAACAATATGTGGGTGTTACAAACGATTTTAAGTCGAGAGTTTGGCAACATCTGAGATGCGATGAGAGAGAGGATTGTCTATTTCACCAAGCAATCGAGAAATATGGGAGAGAATGCTTTGAGTGGGATATCCTTGAGACAACCACATCCAAGAAGAAGTCGTTAGAACTTGAAAGATATTACATCGATAAGCTACACACAATAAAACCCTTCGGTTATAATATGAACAAGGGCGGTGTAGGTGGTCATAATTCCAGGGCAGTGGTTAGATTAACCCCGGATGGAAAGTATATCACAAGATACGACAGTGCTATGGATGCAAGGGTTGACGGTTTTTCAGACTCAAGTGTTTTGGAAGTTTGTAAAGATAAAGGATATACGCAAACTAAGGGATTTGTGTTCATGTTTGAAGATGAATACATTGATCGTGGGTTTGTGCCAAGAAGAGAAAAACTTCCGCAAAGAACCACTCCAGTAATTCAGTGTGATTTAAACGGAAATAAACTGAAAAGATATGAAAGTGTAAATCAGGCATCTGAGGAAACTGGTGTTAGACGAACAACAATATCTGGAGCAATAACTGGCACATATAAAACTGCCGGGGGATACATCTGGGTATATGAGTCCGATTTCCCAATCAAAGACATCGCAAAATACAAACACAGAAAGAAAGGGAGAAGGGTTGCTCAAGTGGACCCCAAAACCAACAAGGTTTTAAAAGTGTTTGATAGAATAGCTGATGCAGGAAGAGAGTTAGGTGTAAACTACAAGGGGATACACAAAGTAGTTGATATACCCGACAGAACTGCATTTGGCTATAAGTGGATAAGTCAATAAGCTAATACCGTGGTAACCTTACTAATTTCGAATAGGTAGTAAGGTACTGTAACGCATAGGTGGTGAATAAATATAACCCACCCACGAGTGTCCGGCAACCTTCATGGTTGAAAATATATGCTGACCTTATGGGAAACCATAAGAAGTAAAGGATAAAAAGCCTTTACGATAACAAAGTGACATGGGCGAACCAGGTAAGAATCCTAAAACAACAATTTGAGCAGTTGGGAATTGTTATTGGTAAGGGTCTGATAAATGCCTTTAAACCATTCCTGAAGGGCCTAAACGCAATCCTAGCAGAGGTAATATCTTTTGCGGAGCAGGTGTTTAATTCACTTGGAAAGATATTTGGTTGGAAAATCGAGATGAGTTCCGCCGGTGTTGCTACCGACCTGGATGAAGTGGCAGAATCCGCAGAGGAAGCAGAAGATGCTTCAGATGGAACCGGAAAAAACCTTGAAGATGCCGGGAAGGCCGCCAAGGAACTTAATAAGCAGTTACAGGGTTTTGATAAATTAAATAACCTTACCACAACTACCAAGAATCCAAGCAGTTCCAGTGGTTCTGGTTCTGGGAAAAGTGGAACAGGTGCTGATGCTGGTGCTGGCACTGGTGGAGCTGCAAGTGATGTTGTAGCAAAACTTGTTCCGACAGAAAGTCTTATCAAATCCAAACTTGATACGCTTTATA